CGGCGGCATCGGTCAACTTGCTGGACCCCGAAACATCCATCTTGCCGGGCGCGCGCTTTTCGTCCTGACCTTTGCGCGGGTGAGCAACCAGGTGCACATGGACACCATGAACCCGAGCGAACTGCGCCAACTTGCGCATCGCCTCTTTCTGCGAAGTCATTGCACCGGCGCCGTCTTCGAGCACGTCAGTCATCATCAAACTGTCGATCACGAAATGACGGATGCCATAGCGCTTGAAACCGTAGGTGAAAACCGTGAGCAGCCGATCGATCGATGCGGTACCGACAAGGTTGAACAGCCACATACGTTCGCGCAGCCAGTGGGCCATCGCATCGAGGTAACCGATCGTCGGCCGGTCGATGCCGCCAAGCTGCTTGGCCATGCGCTTACCCTGGCGCTCCGGCGTCATCTCACCGGAAAACACGCAGATGCGCTCGCCCTGCTCCATGATCCCGATCGTGATCTGGTTGAGCAGCAGGGATTTGCCGTGGCCGTTGTAGCCAGTCCAAACGGTTAATTCACCCGGTCGAAACTCGAACCAGAATTCCTTTTTCCCGCAAAAAGCCAGGAATGGATTGGTGATCTGATCATGCGCGGGGTAGAACAGCGCTTTGACACCTCCCCAGAACTCTGAGATCGAACGCAGTTCCTCTGGATCGAAGGTCCTGCCCTCTGACATGCACCGAGCGAAATCAACCGGCGTAGCGCCCGATTGGAGATATTCGTTCGCGTCCTTCTTCGGGAAGGTGACAACACGGCATCGATCAAGCCCGAGCCGGTTCGCCACTTCCTGCGCGCCCTTCTTCCCGGCCTCGTCGTTGTCGTAGCAAAGGAAAATCTCACTGAAGCGCTCAAGCCGCGACCAATCATTGTCGATCCATTGGTGATTACCGGCACCTGCGTTCACCGACAGCGCCGGTATGCCCATCTGATGCAGCGTCATCGCGTCGATCTCGCCTTCTGCGATCGCGATCGAGCGCTTCTTCGGGTCGATCAAATGCCAGCCGAACAAGCATGGCTCCGCGCCGCTCTCTTGGCGCATGTCTTTCTTGTCGGCGATGTTGCGATGCTTGGCATTGACAAGCTCGCCATCACGCAAATACGGAAAGATTGCGAAGGACACGCCCTTACGATCCGCTTCGGCGATCTTGAAGGCATCGATCGTTTCGTCCGTCAGGCCGCGGGTCGACAACCATTCGCGCACGACAGTCTTCGCGGTGGTGCACTGCGGCCGCGCCGGACGCTTGTAAGTCGGCATCTCGCGGCGCGGCATCTCATCACGGACACCGAGGAATGCCTTGGCATCGCGCATGGCGTCGGCAACAGATACCGCGCGGCAATGGCCCCAAAGATCCAGTAGGTCTCCCGACTCACCCGTCGAGAAGTCTTTCCAGACACCGCGCTTCGCACCGGACAAGCACAGTGACAAGCTCTGTCCAGCTTCGCCGCCCACGCCGCCCACCTTCCATTCCTTCCCAGCCTTCTTCCCCTGCGGCAAGAGGTGCTCCGCAATGAGCGTCACGTTGTCGGCCATGAGTTTCGAAAGTTCGGATGCGTTCATGCCGGCTCCTTGGTGCGCTCACCGTTCTGCCACTGATGCGCACTGACCTCGGTACACCCGGCGTTCACTGCCTTCCATTCCTTATCGAATCCAGCTTTTTCCCACCATGCCTCGCCGCCGTGCGACTGCGGTCCGAGCTGCCCTACGTACGAAGCAAACTTCCTGGCGCCGAACAGCGTCTCAGGGCGCAGGTATTCGACCATCTTCGAATCGCCGGCCCAAGCCTTGACCTTCATGTCAATCACGGCTTTGCATTGAGCGACCGTGGCACCGTCAGCCAGCCGAGCATTCACGAGTGCCCGGTTTGCCTTCACAAGCTGAAATTGCCGTTCAGCGATTCGGTTCAGGTATTCGATGACTTCCTTTGCCGGGTCGTCGGGTTCACCCGACAATGGTTTTAATCCTTTCCCTTCCTCTCCCTTCCCTTCCGGGGGTGAACACCCGTCGAGGCTTCGGGGAGTGTTCGGCGAACATTCGGCGTCTTCTGGCTGATTGCTCGGCGAAGTTTTCGCGCTGTGGCCCGTCTGGCGGCGTTTCGGTGCGCCGGCAGGGATGACGCCGTCCGGAGTGGGATGCTTGAAAGTCGGCTGATCGATCTTCTGGTGATGCCAACCGGTGACTATCCAGAAGCGAGCGCCGGCCACCTCGTATTCCTCGATAAGTCGGGCTCCAATCAACTCGTCGATCATTCGCCGAACATCCGGCGAACTCATGTCGTCACAGGGGAAAACCTCCGCTTTGAGACGTTTTTCACTTGCCGGATGGATGCCGGCGTCATCACAGAAATTCCACATCCCGATGAACAGCAACCGCGTGTCGAGCGACAGATCCATCACCTGTTCCGACGTCCAGAATTCAGGTTTGACACAGCGCATTCTCGCCATCTCACGCTCCCGACCGGCTGGCAATGTCGAGCGCGGCTCGGGGATGCACGGCGCTATGCGGATCGAGGAAGCGTCCGATGTCAGTCGCGGCGGCATCCAGCAGCATCAACAAAACGCCATCCAAGTGCGCGCGACGAATCAGCATGGGCGGTTTCCGCTCGGGGTTCGGCGTGGTGCTGGTGCGCACCGAAACGAAGTCCGGATCGTCGGCCGGCTCGATGTTTGCGTACAGAGCCGTCATGCGACCTCCAGATCGGTGAACAGGTCGCGCGTGTCCGGTTCTGCGATCAACGTGTACATGGCGACGCCGCGATGGGTGTAACCATCGGAGTCCACCGCAGTGATCCGATCCGAGGCGATCTGATAACCTTCCTCGATTAACTCCATGACACGTGCGGCCGGGTGACTGCATCCCTGCCCGCGGAACCAGTACGTGTGCTTGCTGCTATTTCGCAGAGCCTTCAGGATGAAGTCCCGTTGAGCCGCCGGCGTCATGTCACGGCGCTTCGTCGGCATCTTTTGGGAATCGCAGCGGCGGCGCTTATTCGCCCGCGTCGCGTTCTGGTTGCCGCGGAGATTGCGCTGATTTTTATTCTTGGCTGCGGTAAACTTAATGCGGTCTTTCGAGCTCGATTCGGCTTTGCTGGGTCGAGTTTTTTTTGTCATTTCAAACGACCTCCACAAGCTTGTCGAAGGCGTCTGCCGGCCACATCAGGCGGCCGTTCGGCATCTTGATCGGCCGGAGAGAAAAGTAAGCGCCGGTCTGGCAGAACCGCTTTCTGATGGACTGAGGCCGAATGCTGAGGAGCGCGGCCAGCTCCTCCGTTGTGATAGAGCGGTGGGCTTGAATCGCCCCAGATTGTTGCGTAGCCATTCGTTTGGCTCCAAGTAAGTGCGACTCAACGTGAATCGCTTGGAGCCATTCTCAAAACTGCAACTGCGTGCAATCAAATCGCAACCACGCACCCTTGCGGCATAAGGGTTTCCGGGAGGTTGCAGCAACTAGGAGTGCAACCAGCAGCGCTCAGGTATTTTTGCCGAAAGCCCAATTCTTAGGCTGTGCGCCCACTCTTGCCTCTCGGCATATCTTGCTCACGTACTGGTGACTAACGTCGAACTCTTTTGCAAGAGCCATGCCCTTTTCACCGTCGCTTACCCGTTTTATTATTTCCCTGCGCTGTTCGACGGTCAGCTTCTCTCTATTCAATCGGTCCGCGCTCGGCTTATCTACAGTTGGCGGCGTGGCGCCGGCCACTTGCTCTCGCAATGCAGCCGCGTCCACACTTTCGTCAGCATGAGCGGCCGAATATTTGACAATTTCCGCGCCCACTTCATCTAAATAGACGATTGGATCACGCACGCTGCTGTCGTCCCGCATCCTCAGCATCGTCCCCGGCTTGTAAAATTTGATGACCCCTGCCTCACGCATATTCTCCAAGATGTGTTCGTATTCAGTTGCGCGGTGATGCAACAACTTCAGTTTGGCGTTTGCATCTCTAGGAGAGCTCGCCAATGCCGGGTATTTGGCAATGAGATCGGGCGATGGATCGGGTGATGGAAATGGGAACGGTTTGTCATGAACAGGCGTTCGATAGTTGCCCTG